CCTCAGTAAAACAAACAGGTAAAGGGGTTCACAATGTACACGAGTTGAAATATCGTAACGGACAATTACCGAAAGTTGGAGATACCGTAGTTGAAGCGGTAATCCGTAACTCTCACGACGGGACAGCAGCGTTCTCAATGGGAGCAGGTTTATTCCGATTGGTATGTTCTAACGGGCTTACGGTTCCGACATCAGTTGCCGAGAGATTCACAATCAGACACAACCACTTCTCTTATGATGATGTGAAGGAATTGGCCGACTCATTCTCAAAGAAACTACCAAAAATTGAAGCATCTGTTAACCGAATGATGGAACGTGAATTAACAGAAAAAGAAAAACTTCGTTTGGTGAGTGATGCGGTTAAGATCAGATGGGCAGTGGGAAGTGCTCCCGTATCATTAGATATGAGTGACATCCTAACACCTTTCAGACCTGAAGATGAAGGAAACGACTTGTGGACGACCTTCAACGTAATCCAAGAGAAGATGATGAGAGGTGGATTCTCATACAAGTCACAACGAGGAAGAACAACAAAGTTGAGAGGAATCCAAAGTATTCAAGCATCAAATCGATTAAACACTAAACTTTGGGAAGCGGCGGAGTTATTATTAGTATAAAGAAACACGGGGACGAAAGTCCCCTTCTTAAATTATGAAAAATTTTAAACACGAAGAAAGATTTTTAGGGAACTTAACAGAAAAGACCGGTGAGTTGTTCTCAATAAATGAATTATCAGAGGGACACGGATTATCACCCTACGAATTGTTTGGTAGACCAAAATTTAATGAGTACTTGTTGGACGGTATTGAATATTCTAATGGGGTGGTTTATTTAGATTCAATTTTTGTGTTTGACGAAGACATTTACATATATTTATCTAAAAGTGATGCAACGATCTCTTCGTTTTCTTGTAAGATTTACTATCCTATTAGAAAGAAAAAAGACGTTGAGTTCTTTATATTAAACTTAAAAAAATTAAAAAAAAATGGAAATTAGTAGTGTAGATTTACAACAAAAAATCAATAACGGTGAAAAAGTAATTGTTGAGTTTTGGGCTGAATGGTGTGGACCGTGTAAAATGATGAAACCTATTTTTGAAAGAGTTGCGAATTCAAATCAAAGCGACGTTCAAATGTATACAATGAATGTGGATATGAATAGAGAATCGGCGGCAAGCCTTGGAATTAGAAGTATCCCTACGGTAAAAGTGTTTAACACAGGTGAAGTAATTCACACACAAGTTGGTGTGATGAATGAAAGTCAAATAAATGATATGGTAACTGAACTAATCAATGGATAAGATAGCGGTGATCTTCACAATGAAAAGTTGTCCCCATTGTCACGATTTTAAAAGAATGTTGACTGAGGAGGGAATCGATTTCATTGATAGAGACATAGACGATCACGAAGAAGAATACGATCTGTTTGTTGAAGCAACGGGGAATGATTTTGTACCGGCATTTATGTTAATTGAGAATCCGGAAAGTGAATCCCCAAATACAGGTCTTTACGCTCCTGATAGAGATTTTGAAGACGTGGATAAAGGATTAGAAATAATTAAAGAATTTTTTGAAAGATAATAAAAAAACCCCATCCTAAGGATGGGGTTTTGTTTTATAGTAACATTATGTCTTCTAACCTATCTTGAACCAAATATGGTTTTGGTGAATCAGGGTTCAATATGTCATTCATAAATTCATAAGATTGTAATCTTTGGTTGAACTCAGTGAGATCCATATCAAACACATCTAAAACTAAATCTCTAATTGTTTTCTTTTGTAATTTTGAGTCCGAAGTGATTTTAATTTTATAGTCCTCATCATCATTCATCTCCGTTGTATAAAAGAAGTATAGGTCATTTACCCCCAACAAATAATACATATGGTTAAAGATATAGTGTGAGTAGTAATACATTCCTCTACCACAACCTAAACTATGTCCATATGGGAATTCGGAACTAACACTGATATCGGAAATAGGATCTTCCTCTGATACATAAAGTGATTTATTAACTGAAATCCATCCCTTTTTAAATTCTTCGAGTTTTTGTTCGTATTTGATGATATCGATAACATTAATGTCTTTAATTTCAAGAGATTCAAATAGATCTTTAAATGATTCAATAAATTCGTATTTAAGTTCGTTAAAGTTAATTTCTTTACTACTTGTTGTCACACCATTAACAACGACAAATGTTTCACAATCGGTTACCTGAATGATTGTGTTCTCTTGTTTCTCAAACTTTGAAAGGATATAGTCGCTAAATAGATTTACAAAATAACGTCTTGTGTTCTTTTCTAATTTTCTCATATTTTGTTTTTTACAATTAATATGAGAATTAAATGAAACTATAAATAGTTATATGTAATCTGTGAAATATTCGTTAACATTTTTAGTGATTTGTGTATAGTCAGGGTAATCAGGGATTCTAAAATCAATACATTCAAACAAACTATCGTTATCTTTTATTAGGCTAGTGTAACTACCATGGTACTCTAGAATGGAATCGTTATAACCTGAACCGGCGGTATCACTTAAAAACGTTTTAACATCACCAACAAAATCTCTAATTTTAATGTATCTAACTCGATATCTTGTTTTTTTAGTACCATCTCTTAAAGTAACTTCTCTTGGTGTTTCAGTGACGTTACCATCGAAATACTCACTTAAACCATCATACACTAATGAAGAAATCTCATCCTCGTAAGACGTATTTTCTGACATATTATAAAGACTTGATAACTCACTACCTAAATCGGATAATTCATCGTTAAATAATTGGTTCATTGAATCACTATCGTTAAGTAACCCATTAAGGTCTTCAGGTCTAATTCTGAAGTAACCTTCGGTACCCTGGTCTTCAGATAAGAACTCAAAAAAGTCCGAATTTAAATCCTCCAACGATAGTTCCTTATAACCAATCTGTTTATAAATAACATCTTTAAGTCTAGTGATGTTTGAATCATCTAAAACACCAATTACCTCACTTGGTTTTGTGTAGCCATCATAATACCATTCGTGGGAATCCTCACCAAAAATAATTTTAGCGATATCTGAAGCACTAGTATTTCGTGAACTAGAACAGAAAAAATCCGCAAGTTCTTCACGATCTCTTAAATGTAGATAAAAACCATCAGGTCTTATTTCGACATCAGTTAATAAATTTGAGGTAATATAAATAACAGTCGATTCGTAATCGTGTTCTAACCCGTATGATAGATAATAATTTTTAAACTCGTTAGGTAAATTATCATAATCTGAAGATGTTATTAAATTATTTTCCATTAAAAAATCAAAAACATCTTTATCTAATTCAGATGAAGGTATATCATTTATATTGATTTCGTCAAGTACTTCGTATTTTTTTAAAAACTTAAAGAAGTTAATTAGGGTATTGAAGTACGGTTCAATATCCTCGTCGTAGTCACCATCATTAAATAACTGAACTAAATTTCTTGCTCTTTCTAAACTCATATGTTATAAATATTAGGTTAATAAAAAAGGTGTTCCATAATGGAACACCTTTACATAGATGATACGCGAATATTATCTTCTGTAATATTTTTGTATAACTTTCTTGACAGACTCTTGAACATTAGTATTATTTTGGGCGGTATTACTCCCCCCTTGTTGTGTTTGAGTTTGTGTTTGAGGTTGTTGTGCTTGTTGTTTGTTTTTACACCCGCATGACATAATTAATAGTTTTATTAGTTTATTGTTTCAAATTTATGTTTATAAATGGTTTTTCTTATCGTACCATTATAATCATTTTTTATTATTTTTCCTCTTAACGCGTTTGAAAGTTTTTGTCTAACATTTCTTTCAGAACCTGTTGTGAATCCTCCATTTATTAAATATCTTGCCGCTTCGAATAAATTATCAAAAGTATTCGAAACACAACCATTAATTTCAGTTAAAGTGAACTTATTTATATTACCGTTTTTGTTTTTATTATATAACGACAACTTTAGTTTAACTTCGTCGTTATAGGTATTTCTTCTAAATTCATTAACTTTCGCCAAATTATATCCATAATTAGAATCGTTCGACTTATATTCTATAATATAATTATTTTCTAATGAAACTAAATTATTAACACCACAAAATTGAATGACCTCAAATAAAAAAGAACTTTCGCCAAATTTATTAAATGAATTTTGTAGATGGAGATTGTCGTGTTTGTTGTTCCGTAACATCCAAAAATGTTTATATTGCCTTTTAGTGACATTTATAGAGCTACCTATATATACCTTATTATCGTTTAAATTTGTAATTTTATATATTCCTGAAGTCATAATAACTATATTCTATAAATATTACAAGTCATGCGAATCGTAATGGATGTGATGTAATAAATTAAAATTATTTGATATTTATAATATATGTCAATTAAAAAATTCATAAAGAACTTTATTATAGAACAAGATGAAAATCTTATTCAACTCACCCCCGAACAATATAAAGAAGTGTTAGAGGATGTTGGTGGTGTTGCCGATAGAGTTGCAAAACTAAAACCGTATAGAGGTAAAGGGATTGTTATTACTGGACCTTTAGATGTTAGTAATAATAAAAAAATCGGACAATTAACAGGTATTGTTAGAGTAATGGGTAGATTGGACATAAGTGATTCAAACGTCCCAAATATTAACGGAATTGAGGTTGATGGTTATGTTAACAATTATGGATCCACAATGTGGAGTATAATAAAACAACAAGAATTGGCAAAAAAACTTGATGAGTTAGAAGAGTTAAGATCTGACAACGAATGGAATATTGCAACTGGTGGTGATGATGATGCGGAAAGAACGGAGGCGTTATACAACTTTTTAATTGAAGAGGGAATTCCTGAGGAAGTTGAAGATGAAGAAGGAAATGAAGTTACTGAAGACAAATACTTTATTTACCCTGATGGGGTGGGTAGTTATGGTTACGGAAAAAAATATGAATGGGTAGGAGGATCGGCGCTAGTTCCAAACACATACGACGTTTATACTCAGGATGAAATGGATAAGGCTGCAGAAGCATATATTGAAAATTTGGTTGATGACGTTGGATATGATGCTTTTAGAGAATGGGTATGGAATGACGCAATTGATGTCCAACATTGGCGTAGATGGTTATATGAATTCTATGAGGACGATATAAGATCTAGCCCGGGTGGAACTTACGATATAGGTTTAGCTTTATCGGATTATCAAAAATCTCAGGTAAGTACGTTGGAAAATACCATTAAGAAATTAAATAATAAATTTATTAGTGGGGGTTTAACCGACGAAGAAAATAAAACAATTCAAAAAAAGATTGAAGGACTTCAGAACACAATTAACAATATTATGGAAGACCCTGAAGGTGACTACGATGAAGATCAGATAGTTCAGGAGATTAATAGTAGGGTTGATGATTATGCGGACGATATTAAATCATTTATTGATGATTATGGGTTTGATAAAAAATTTATTATGGATTTTATTGACATTAGTGAACTTACTAACACAATAGTTAGTTCCGATGGTTATGGAATACTATCAAATAATGGAAGTGATATTTATGAAGACAGAATAAATGGTACTTGGTATTATGTGATACCAACAGATTAGGTATTTATTTGTTTATATCTTTGCGTTATTTTTTTATTATAGGATGGCAAAGAAAAAGAAAATAGAGTTTTTAATGAACACCGATTGGATGTTCGAAAAACCAATAGATAGAGAATATAAGGAATACAAACTCCTTTCGTATTTTCAAAAAATGGGCGAAAAATTAGATAGATTGGAACTATATCCTGGGTTTATTGAATTGTCGTTACATCTAATGAATGTCCAAGCACTTATTAAAGATAAGAAAATCGTTTATACGGACAAAAAATTAAATAATATTGATGACGAGATCTTAGTTAAAGATCTAAAAGTAAGAGCTCTACCTGAACTTTCGCAAGACGAGATGATTGAGTTTAGAGATATCCTTACATTTTCGGCACCACGAATAATGGAATACTTTAGTATTGCAAAATCGGTGTGGTCTATCGTGTTTGATTCGTTAGATATGAAAATCAAAAGAAATAAAAAGAATATACTACACCCAAAGGGGTACTTCTTTTATACTGAAAATGAATCCAAAAAGACATACGTTTGGGAATATACAATCAAAAAAGAAACAAAAAATAACCCACAGAGTATGACAAACATCAATTTAATCTATTTTGATGAGATGGGCGAATTGACGATCCCAAAAATTATCACTACTTTTTCTTCATTCGAATCAAAAGATAAAAGAATGAGTCCGGTGTTCCATATGATGTCAAGTGGTATATTTCCTGTAAATGAAACCTTACTTCCGTTGTTTAAACGAAGAATCGCTGGACTGATCTCTCAAACAAAAGTGATTCAAAGAAATCAAGAAACGGAACAAGATGGGTTTTAATAAGAGAGTATTAAAGAAAGAAAATATTTTAATTCACATTAATGATATAATGACTTACTTAAATGTCGATGCGGTATTCTGCACCGACAATTTTTCACGCGAAGTTTGTGATCTATATAATGAAGGAAAAACAAAAGAAGAAATAATAAATTACATAAACGAAAATAAATGAAAATTAAGTTAGAATATGTATGGGTTGATGGATATAACCCAGAACCAAACCTTAGAAGTAAGGTTAAGATTGTTGATGAGGATACTATAACAGGATCAATAGAAAACCTCCCAATGTGGAACTTCGATGGATCGTCAACAAATCAGGCAGAAACTGATAATTCAGATTGTCTATTAAAACCAGTTAGATGGTATGTACCGGAAGAAATTTCCACCATATATGTTCTATGTGAGGTTTTAAATCCTGATGGTACACCACATAAAACAAATGAGAGATCAAAAATTGGAAATCAATTTTCTGATTTATGGTTTGGTTTTGAACAAGAATACTTCATTATGAAAGAACCTAATGGGCCAATTTTGGGTCACGACAGAAGATCCCTAGAAGGACAAGGTAAATACTATTGTGGTGTTGGATCAAACGTAGTTGGTCGTGACTTTGTTGAAGAACATACCAATATGTGTTTAGAATATGGTATCGACATTACTGGCACAAATGCTGAAGTGGCGTTAGGTCAATGGGAATATCAGGTCCTATCAAAAGGTAAGTTAAAAGGTGGGGATGATCTATGGATGAGTAGATATTTTTTGGAAAAGATTTCGGAAAAATACGGGTATGAGATTACCATACACCCAAAACCATTAAGATCTGGTGAATGGAATGGATCTGGATTACATACAAATTTCTCAACTGATATGATGAGAAACGAAAGTAATGAAAAATATTTTATGTCATTATTTGGGGCTTTTGAAACAAGACATAATGATCACATCAAGGCGTATGGGTCTGATAATGAGTTACGTTTAACGGGTAATTTTGAAACTCAGTCAATTGACAAATTCAGTTGGGGGGTATCTGATCGTGGAGCGTCAATTAGAGTTCCCCAAGATACCGCAAAGGAATGGAGGGGATATGTTGAAGATCGTAGACCAGGATCAAACGCCGACCCATATAAAATCATCCAAGAGATCGTTACATCACTTAGTTTAGCGGAACAAATTTACGAGATGAAATCTATAATGAACAATAATGTTGATATGAATGGTCTTAGTGAGAAATATGGAACTATGTCTAATGACGAATTATTAAGTGAATATCAAAATGATGACGATCACGAACTTACAACTGAAAAAAATAATTAATTAAAATGGAAAATAATAACGAACAAGTAAATCACCCAAATCATTATGGTGGTGAAAATAACCCTTATGAGTCAATCAAAGTTATTGATGCTTGGGAATTAGGATTCTCATTAGGAAATACGGTAAAATATATATCACGTGCAGGAAAAAAAGGAAAAGATAAAGAACTCGAGGACCTCAGGAAAGCCCAATGGTACCTTCAACACCACATCGAGACACTCGAAAAAGACAGGTCTTGATAGAGAGATTAGTATATTAGACGCCATCACAACTCCGGGTGAGTTAATCCGTGAAACTCTCATTAATTTTATGTGGGGATTCCTTGGAAACTCAATCGTTGTGTTTGTGGCGAAAGAACTGGACTTTTTGGTTTTAATTAACTACATTGTCTATTACATATTAATTTCTTATATTGTTAATAGGAAGAAATATGAAACTATGTTGGGTAAGTTTATTGTTTTACCGGGATCGGCAGCAATAGGTGCATTCACAGGTTATAAATTAGCTCAAGCAATAACATCAATAATTTAAGTAAAATGAAATTAACGGAAGAACAAAAAAATCAGATCCTTAATCAATATGAGGGATTAAAAAATGACGAACAAACATTAGGAGAAGTTCACGAAATAATTGTAGACTTTTGTGTCGATGAATTCATTGTTGATTTATCAAATGATGAGGATGGAGACCTTTTTGAGGAGTTCTCAAATGAAGTGTGGGATTATTTAGAAACAATAGCGTAATTAATTAGGGAATGATAGAAACAGGAAAAATAATAAATGGAGATTGTACCGAAGTAATGAAAACATTACCGGAAGGATCTGTGGATCTAATCGTAACATCACCACCTTATGGTGTGGGGATTGCTTACGACGTACACGAAGATGATGTTGAGTTTGAAGAGTATGTAAAGTTTGCCAAAAATTGGTTAAGTGAAGCGTATAGATTGTTAAAAGATGATGGTCGTATTGCGTTGAACATCCCTTACGAGATTAATAGACAGAAAAAGGGTGGAAGAATTTTCTTTGTTTCTGAAATGTGGCAAATTATGAAAGAGATTGGTTATGGGTTCTTTGGGATCGTTGACCTTGAGGAACAATCTCCACATAGAAGCAAGACAACAGCTTGGGGATCTTGGATGAGTCCATCAAGTCCGTATATTTATAACCCTAAGGAGTGTGTGATATTGGCATATAAGAAACAACACATTAAAAAGATTAAAGGTCAACCACAATGGATGGGTGAATTAACTGAAATTGAAAATGAAGATGGAACAAAAAGGAATAAAAAGGTCTATGAAGAAACTGATAAGAAAGAGTTTATGGAGCTTGTTTTTGGCCAGTGGAATTACTTTGCAGATACAAAGTCACTCACCAAGGCAACCTTCTCAATGGACATCCCAACAAAAGCGATCAAGATATTATCATACAAGAACGATGTAGTTTTGGATCCATTTGCTGGGTCAGGTACAAGTTTGGTGGCGGCTGAAATTTTAGATCGTAGATGGTTGGGTATAGAGTTAAGTCCAAACTATGCCGAAGTTGCTCGAGGAAGGGTTCAGGTTTTTGTTGATGAAAAAACAAAAGTTAAAATCGAAAGTGAGTGATATTTATAGTAGATGAAAAATTATTTAATAACAGAAAAACAATTTAAAAAGATTGTAGAACAGGTTGAGGATGGCGAAGACACTAAAAAACCAACTAAAGATTCGTCAAGCATTTTTGGTAATTTGTTAGGTGGTAAAGAAGTAGAAATGGATTCGGAAGATGATGAATTATCTGGTGGTGATCCGGTACAACAATTCTTTGATTCGTTAAAGTAACGATATTGTATCACCTTCTTTAATACCATATTTTTTACAATCACCTCCTTGTAACTCTAAAACCATTTCACCATTACCTTCGTAGTGGTTACAATCGTCAGATAGGCAAGGTTTGCAGTTGTGATGTATTTTTGTGATAACATCATCGTTAATAAAAATGATATCTAAATGAACCACACAATTTTTCATCCAGAAAGAGTGTGGTCCGTTTTCCATAAAGAATAACATACCATCATAGGAATCATTAAATTTACGATTCATCATACCATTCTGAGTGTCCTTTGACGTTATTACGGTTTTAACATTAAAAAGATTATCATTTATTTTAACTTTCATATTGATAAATATCATAAAAAAAGTTCTAAATATTTTTTTCATTAGAAAAGATTCACTATATTTGTAGAAATAAATCACAGATGGTAAAATTAACATTCAATCACAACATTAGAATTATGAACGAAAAATTCGGAACATTACTTTCTGAATCTTTTGTTGACCCAATTCAGTTTAAGATCTTCTTAAAGATGGTGGATGGGGCGTTGAACTTAAAAGAAGATTTATCTTACTTTGATGGTAACACATTTTTGGTTCACATACCACATAAGATTTTAAAAGATTCTGTGGTAATCACAAATGTGTCTGAAATAAGTTTGAGTGAGCAAGTTAGAAACAAAATTGAAAGTTTAGTATGATGAAGAGTTTGATTTATTTTATCGGTATTATGTTGGTGATGAGTTCTTGTGTCAAACAAGAAATAAGACCTCAACAACCAATTGCACCACAACCAATTATTACGAACCCAACTTTGGTCGATTCTACGGTAACTATAAAGAATACAACTTGGGTGATTGGTAAAGTGTTAAACACAGACCTTAGTGAAGAAATGAGATCTGATACATTAAAGTTTATTACTAACACAACGTACTCGTTCAACGGGGTTCAGTCAACATACGGGATTTATTCAACACCAACAGGATATAAGTTGAATTTAAATAACACACCTTGGGGACATATAAGTTGTAATTTGGTTGAGTATAACTTAACAAGTGGTAATATTTTGAATAAACAATTTAATGATATTTTTACAAGTGAATCTGTTATTAAAATTTGGATGTACAAACAATAGTTTCCTTATACTATAAAAATAAGGTGGTGGAGTCGTCAACAAATCCTTGTTGACCCAAAATTAAGGTGAGAGAAATCTCACCTTTTTTTATTTGCCGTATATTTATATAATAAAAAAAATACACTATGGAGAAGAAATTTGTATTAACGGAGGAAGAATCTAAACGTATTCTTACTCTACATAAGAAAAAAATTCAAGAAGAAAGAGAAAATATAAGTGAAGATACCGGCCAAGATATTGGTAGAGTTGCTGCTGGTGCGGGAGCTGGAGCCGCAACAGGTGCTGCGGTAGGTAGTATTGTTCCTGTTGTTGGAACGGCTATTGGTGCTGTAGTAGGTACCGTTGTTGGTGGTGTTGCTGGTTGGTTCACAACTGGTGGAGGTGCTGCGGATAACGTACTTGGAGTTCTAAAAAAATGTAGAACTCAAAAAGGTAATTTGGGGAAAACAAAAAATTCTGACGGGGCATTAACGGACATTGCTGATAATATATATTCTGCGGTTGCTGGACTTGGAAATACAAATCTTGAAGGGATAGAAAGAAATTTAAATAAATTATTGACAATACCTGATTTATGTAAGATGGCTTCATTATATTATAGGAGACGTGGAGAAACATTATATGACGCTTTAGACGGTGACATTGATGGTGATGACGATTGGAGAAGTCACGTTTGGTTACCAATCACTACCCTTATAAGTAACACTAAAAAGGCAAATAAAAATTTTTACTTAGATAAAGCTAAAAAATGTGGTTTTAGTAGTGTTGAGGCATGGAAAAAATCCGGATGGAAATGTAATAAAAAGACATCTGATGGTACAAAACCACCTGTTGACAATACAAACCCACCTGTTATTCCTGGTGGAGGAGGTGGAAGAGGTGATAGATATGGATTTGACTACCAAGAGGCATTAAAAGCGTTAAAATCTAAAGGTTGTTCAGTTGTTGGTGGTGGTGGATCACAAGATGAAGAACAATTTGCGGATGATTGGAGAGCCACTCAAGATCAAAAAGTTGATACAAAAATATCTCAAGACAATATTAAAAATTGGGCTAACTAATAAAACATTTAAAAAAAATATAAAATGAGCAAAATTAAATTAACTAAAGAACAATATAGTAAATTAAGACAAAATCTTGTTGAATCAGCACTTATTATGGAACAAACAAATGATGAGGTTAGGGCTATTCAAGCATCATTAAATAAATGTTTTAATGCTGGTTTATCCGAAGATGGTATATGTGGTAATAATACTAAAAATGCTATTGAAAAACACTTAGGTATTAGAACATTTAGAATATAACTTTAAAAGTAATTTACAAAGGGAGAGTGATCTCCCTTTTTTTATGCAATTTTTTTTATTATCTTTGTCCTATGGAAAAAATATTATACATCGTTCGTGGAATTCCTGGTTCAGGTAAATCAACATTTGCAAAATCATTAGTGAAGAAAGATTATTGTCATAAAGAGGCGGATATGTTTTTTGTTGATAGTGATGGTAATTACAATTTTGAACCATCAAAAATAAAGGATGCTCATCAATGGTGTCAAGAAGAAATGGATTTCTTAATGAGATTGGAACATTCTCCTGTTGTAGTTTCTAACACATTTACACAAGAGTGGGAGATGGAACCTTATTTTGAATTAGCGAAGACATACGGGTATAAAGTATTCTCAATAGTCGTTGAAAACAGACACGGAGGAATTAATCAACACGATGTTCCTGAAGAAGTATTAACTAAAATGAGAGATCGTTTTGAAATTAAGATATGATGAAATTTGATAAAATATTAACAACAGGTAGAGTATGGATTACATCAGATCCCCACTATAACCATAAAAATATCTGTAGAGGTGTGACGGAATGGAGAACGACGGACGGGAAAGTTCCTGTGGATAGTACGAGAGACTTCAACACTCTGGATCAGATGAACAACACGTTAGTTGACAACATTAACTCCAATGTAGGTCAGGATGATACATTAATAATGTTAGGTGATATTGCATTTGGTGGGTTTGAATTTATTAAAATATTCTTGGACCGATTGATATGTAAAAATATCCACTTAGTATTGGGAAATCACGATCACCACATTAGAAATAACAGAGAGAACATAAAAGATATGTTCTTATCTGTTAGTGACTACCTTCAGGTAAGTATAAATGGTGCAAATTTTGTGATGACTCACTATCCATTTGCGAGTTGGAATGGTTTAAATAAAGGTGTTATTCACCTTCACGGACACGTACACTTACCGGCAAGTAGAAAATGGGGTAACGGTAAAAGATTAGATGTTGGGGTGGACGGAAATAACCTCCAACCATATAGTCTTACTGAGATTGTTCATATGATGGACAAAAGAACTATAGTGTCTGAAATAGAGAATGATCACCACCTAGATGATATCATTGGGGTTGTAGGATAAACTACAACTCCAATATATTTATTAGTATGAAAAACATTATCATTACCGAAAATCAATTACGACTTATAACGGAAGCCTTGGGGGTTCCTGATTCTATTTTAGATGCTGCAGAAAAGATATACGATTTAATCGGACAAGATCTAAAAAGTATCACAACTAAGGACGAAAAATATGAATTTTCTAATGAGGTTGATATTGAATTAGGTGATAAAAAGAAAATAAATATCGAAGATTTTGAACTTGTTGTTAATATTGAGGAATACCCAAAACAAATAAAAGGTAAACCTGTTATTATATCTATGGGTATGGGTCAATCTTTTCATTTTGATAGAAAAGTAATGATGAAAAGAATTCAGAAATCAGAGACCGCGGAAATTGAAATTACATATGGTGTTGGTGAAAATTGGGAACCTAGTGATCTTT